ATATCCCATTGTTGAACCTGCTGAACTGTAAATATAATCACCAGCGGTTAGTACTCCAAGATAGTCAATCCCGTTCAATAATCCTGTTCCTGCAATGCCTGTAGTACCAACTGCCCAATTCATAGTACGGAAACTTGCACCACTTATTCCACTGGTGTAATTAGCGTATACATCATCTGCTGTAAAACTAGAACCATCATATTCGATACCACCTGTGGCCGAAACATAAACCCTTGCAGTTTGATTAAAATACGAAATCATGGACGATGTTTGTGTTATAGAATCGTATCTTCCTTCGTTTGCTCCAAATGACCCAAAAGTTAATGTATGATCAGCGGTGTTCGCTGTACTGCCTTCTGTAAATTCTATCCACGATAACTGTTCATTGAGTGTAAAATCACCAGAAGGTTGTTCTACTGTGAGCGTCCCAACGGCAACAGATTGGGGAGTCCAATCAATAACTTTGGCTGTATTTTTTGAGACAGCACCAATTATATGTGTTTTTGATTCACTTAGATTGGCATCATTGAAGTCCTCTTCATCGAAATCTTTTCCAGTTATTCGATTAACTTTGATACTATATTGGTCAGTCTCATGTTTACCAGCAACTAAATTAGAATACGCTCCATCGTTGTAATCTGCACTTATTGTCGGATTTTTAATAATTCCAAATTGTCTAAAATCATTTCCTGATGATAATCCCAGTTGGTCAAATTCAGATGATTTAAGACTAGTTAGAATTATTAAAGTGTTTGCACCAAGTTCTGTCCTTGGGTCTGACCCATGTCCGTTGGCTGGTGAAGAAACAAAATTGAAAGTTGATTCGCCAAGTAACAATTCTTCGTTAGTTCCTCTGTGTTGTTCAACCACACTAACACCATCACTATATGGGCCAGTTATGCCGGGATATACAGAATAATCAATAGTTGTATATCCTTGTCCGGCAGAAATAACCTCAACCCCATTTATTCGTAGGCCGGCATCTAGTGTAGGAACGACAAGTAATCCAGTTCCGTCACCAAATGGTTCGATACTCGGAACAATTTGTGCAAGTGAAATCGAAGTTGCATCATTATCTGTTGTTGGGTCTGGTTGAATTGCCCAAGCAGCATCAACAAACAAAGTTGAACCCGTATTTCCAATAATTTTTCTGACTTGACCTTCTCCGTAACCATCTACAATTTTTACGGTATAATCTGTATAAATACTGTCTTGGAAACTTGCCAGGCCTGGAAGTTGTATAGCAGTTGCACCATCGACTCCATCTGGAAGGGCTCCAACTGGCAATCCAGCACCTGTTGTTCCCAATAAGAACCTTGCTCCGTTATTTGTTACAGTAACGACATCAAAAGACCCACTAACGGCAGATTGTTGAACATTATATTGGTCAACTAAATTTTGTGTTACATCCGTTGATTTTGCAAATTGTACTGGAATTTTATATGGTGTTTCAAAACTTAAGTCACTTTCGGCCACAGAGAACATATATTTCCACAAATATCCATCAGGAGTTGTGACGGGAATAGTTTTCCTTCCCGTTGGCCCATCGATAGATGCGGTCGCTCCGTTGTTAGACAAACACTTATAGACATTATTTTCACCAGTTGTAACAAAGAAGTTACTACTTCCTTGTGGTAGTGATTCATCAAACAAATCGAGATTATCTGAGTATTCGGTATAAATCTGACCCCTTACCCACGGGAATTTATTTACAACTAAACTTACATCATTTTCGTTAATTCGCTTCAGAAAGAAAGAGTTTCTCATTGCATACAATTCATCTTCTACGGCATCTACCGAGTTTGGCGGTTGACTATCCGTTGGCCATGAATTTATTTTACCAACAAACAAATAGTAAGTATCTTCAGAGTTTAAACTATACTCTTTAAGAAGTTCTTGGGCAATATCTGCTTTATAATTTTGTTTGAATATTGCTAATGCCATTTAGTTACCTGTGTTTCCTGCTGTACTGCCCGATAGTGCGACATATGGGTAGTTCAAAGATTGAGAAATCGAAACGCTGCCTCCGAGTGTGAATTCCCTGACCCCGCCTTCTTCCGAGTTCATCGTTAATATATCTATGCTTCCAAAAGTCGCACCGTCTGGAATTCCACCACCAATTCGTTTATTTGGATGATTGTAAATAACCCAATGGTTTCGGCCGTACGCTGACCCCAATATGTCGGGTGTGTGTCCAATAGGAGAATTATTTCCGCCACTTGAACCACCCAACGAATAATCCGAAGCACCCGAATTACTATGAACTAAAGTACCACTTTCTGATACAGTTCCATTTCCTCGTCTTGTTCTACTAATTGACCCCGTGTATCCTTGGGCTGAACCGTGTACGGTATCACCATCTGAAAAAGTTAATCCGCCCGTAAAGTTCATCAGTCGAAGATAACCCGTCATCCCTGTTCCACCAAATTCTCTTGGAGCTCCAAATGTTCCACCAAGGATGTTTGGAATGACAGACCAATTAAACACCTCTGCGGTTTTTCCTCCTGATGATGTTACGCCTTCTTCATATGAAAATTCGGTTCCATCAAATCCAGTACCACCAGATGCTTGTGTAACTACAATTAATCCGCCAGTATCTCCCATGCAATGATCGGTTAATTCTGACCTTGGGTTATATCCATAAGGGTATAATCCATCGACAGGTGATCCGGATGGGTCATCGCTGTCAGGCAAACCATTAAATCCTAAATTAACAGATGTTAAAAAGGTATATGGTGTATAATGTCCAATAAAAGGAATAACTATTCCTGACATCCTTGCAGAGAACGGCAAATCAGATTGTAGTTCTCTGCGAATCTGAACCTGTGCAAACAAATTCATTCCTGCTGGGTGAATTGTCTTCTTTACTAATTCTTTAAATCTATCAAGAACCAAATCGGATTTTATAACATATGAATAGTTTTGATAATACCAAGAGTCTTGAAGTTTTTTCTTAGAACTCAACCAACCACCCTCGTTCAACCACCGACCATCACTTTGATAATATGGGCCAGTTACAGCAGTTATTTCAGCACCACCAGATACCGCAATTCCACGGCGAGTAATAGTAACATCGGGTGTACTTGTATAATTGGTTCCGTAGTCGGATATATTGAAACTTAACAATCTTCCAGCTGAATCAACTTGGGATACATATCCCCTTGCACCGGCACCAAGACCCCCACCAGAGAAATTCAATTGGTCACCAGCATCATAACCCAATCCGGCGTCTTGTATAGAAACACCAGTAACCATAGACAACAATCTTTCAGTTATTGTTTCACCTGTATGTAATGTAATTTGTATTTTACCATTACTTACAAAATTCTGCGATTGATAGACATTTTCTAATTTAAATTCCGTAACAGTGAGAGACAACCCCTCACCCGAATATTGTACTATATCAGATATTATCCCATGCGCCTCAACGAGGCCCGTTACGGCATTGACCTGATTGAGTTTCACTCCCATGGCCGTGGTTAATTTCTTTTTGTTTTTACTTGTGACCTTTACTACGAAATCTTTTTGCCATGAGCCACCAGAAACCATCAACATATCTTCTTTTGGCATATACAATTCAGCAGATGTATTGTAAAACAATTGGAATAATAGATTGAAACTCTTTTCACTGCCTCTTGCGGAATAAAATTCTTTTATGTTTTTGATTAGATTCTGTTCATTTACCGCTTTTCCTGTGTCTGGGTTGACAGCCAGTTCAAGTGGAAAATTCTTTAAATACATGTCTTTAAAATTAGAAACAAAAGATTCTAGTGTGTCATCAATATCAGCATAATCCATGAGTTTTGCTGAACCATAGGTGGCATTGGGGTCTTGTTCCATAAATTCATAATACGCTTCAAGAAACGATTTAAACATAGGATGGTCAGCCCTGACAAAATCAGGTAACTGAGAATCTATATGTGAAGAAATGTATCTTTGGTCAGCCATTTATTCAATACCCGCTGGAACTACTACCAGATGAACTACTACCAGACGAACTACTACCAGATGAAGTAGAACTTGTTGATGTATATGATTGTGGAGTAGAACCCACTACCCTGCCGATTGAACTTTCATATGATGTTTCTTGTGTGACGGTTATATTAACTGATGTTGTGTATTTGTCAATTATAAGGATTTGATTTCTATCACCACGAATGTTATTATATCGGGGTGATGTATAAATATTGATATAAGTTTCAAGTGTGGAACCGCCAGGTGTGAAGTTACTCAACACCAATACACCAGTTTCATAATCAATTGTTCCCTGTTTGTCAACAATTGTTTTAACAACATCAGATGTGTTTAGATAAACAGTAGAGACTTTTCCGTTTCCATCATCTACCAAATATGCATTAGAATGAATCGTCCCAGCCGCATCGGTATATGAAAAATTAGAACTGGAAATAATTGATTGATATCCATCAAATGGATGTAATAATTTATTTCCAAACTTAATCGTGTATGGATTCGATGAACCCATAATAGGAGTTAATCGTTTTTCTAGTTTAATGGTTGTATCGGACTTTGTAATAGCAGTATCAGATTCTTCAATAAGTTCTATTAAATCTTTAAATCTTAGATTTCGTTCAAACTTTTCTAGTCGAGTGTCTCCATAATCTAAAACCAAAGAAACAATAGATTGTCCTATACTCTCTGCTGAAGTTGTGGTTCGGTCTGGATCATACTTTATATCTGAAGTAATGTTCAAGTAAACATAATCGGGGTCAACCAATTCGGGCAGAATTCCTGCCATTGCTTGATTTCTTTTAAGTTGATTCTGAATAGAAAGTTTTTGTCCGTTAGTTAATAAAGTTCCAGAAAGAGGCTTTGCGGATATAAACACTTTCCCATATACAGGTGGGTCGTTATCTTCCCCTCCCCAAATATAAACAGATTCAATATCTGCAAACTGAGAAGTCATAATAGTTTTATAATCTTCAATCGTTACTGCTCTGTTTTGTGATTGGAAGAATCTGGGGGCCATAAATTTAATAGAATCTATAGTTTCGGGTGCATCCCCTCCCATTGCTCCCACAGTAACGGCAGTCGTATAACTTGGTTGGTTTACATAGGTAAAAGAACGGGCCGTGCCACTGTCTGCATTCCCAATTCCATTTGCTACAGAACCATTGGTTGAGATGTATGAAACGGTAATAAGATTTCCATCAATAACATCTTTACCAAGAATACCATCTCCGAAATATATTTCAAACTGGTTATTTTCTACTTCTTGTATAAAATAAACTCTTGAATCGGAAGTTAGTGCATTAAAGTCTGTAGACAATAACCACGGTTTATTAACACCACTTTGATCTGTTGTAGAAGTTTGAACACGAACCACAATTGTACTTGTATCAACTGTATTACTTGGAATTATAAATTTCTGGTCGAGGTCGGAAGTATTAACAATAAATGAAGAACTGGTTTGAAGTCCTTCTTTAATCATTACATCTTTTGCTATCCAACCACCCAAACCATCTTCGATATACTTTACATTGTTTGTGGAAGTAAAGTAATAAGGAATGTTTTCTTTTTTTGAACTGAATACGGTTCCAGCTTCCAGTGTGCCAGGATCATTTGTTGTACCAGTTGGTGTCGAAACATTAACAGTTGCTGTTGCTGCTCGAATCGAACGGGGAGTATATGACAAATGTTTCGCAAGAGATACAACTGAATCTCGTAGAACGGCGCTATCGAGGAACATCTCGTTTGAAACCATATTTGCATAAAATGATTGATAGTGGGTATTATATGCAAGAATGTCCAACAGCATGTTAATGCCAGCACCTTCAAAATCATAGTCAGTAAACTGAGATTGACTAGAAAGATAATTCTTTATGTTACCCTTGATTTGATCAAAATCAAGTTCGGTTATTCGTTTTGGTGTTGCCATGTTTATCTCAACCTTTCAAGACTGAACGAAAGTTCTTCTACTCTGTCTTCGTTTACTACTCGGAAAACTATAGTAACAGCGAAGGCATTATTATCTATATCGTTTGAAACAGATATATCCAATAGTTGTGCTCGTGGTTCAAAGTTTTCTATTACTTCTTTTATAGCATGTTTTAATCGAATGGCCGTCAATGGGGTAGCCAATTCAAACAACAAATCTCTAACATCAGAACCAATTTCAGGATGAAACGGTTTTTCGTATGTGTTCAACAAAACAAGATTTCTAACAGATCGTTTTACTGCTCCATCGTTTGTCGTTGTGATAATATCTTTTGTAACGGGATGTGGTTTAAAATCTAAATCTAAATCTCTATATCTTGGTTCAGACATTACGCAGTTTCCCCTTATTTTCTAGATGTAGTTGTACTTCTATTAATCGTCTGGTCTTTTCTAAAAGAATTGACATATCTTCTTCATCTATTTCATCAACTTTGGCCAAACTACACCATTGACACATAATATAACCAATAATATCATTGTGTTTTCGAAGAGGAAGGAAAGAAAAGGATATTACATTGCTGTTCTGTAATAATTGTTTGCACCAAGAATCGTCTAATGTTTCTGTTATGTACAAGTTGGGAGTATCTTTTGTTAATAGTGTCAATCCGTCCACACACATGGACAGTAGTAGGTCTTTTTTGACGAGCATCTCTGTGGATACACCATTTCTTAGAGATTCGTGTGTGAGGGACATCTTTTTCATTGAAATGCCATCTAGGAATTGCCCACCATTGTGGAATTGAACAATTTGTGTTCTTGCACAATCACTTTTTACTCGCAATTCGGTGAGAGTTTCATTTATTATGGTATGTGCATTCCAAAAAGCAGAATCGCTGGATAACCATCCTTTGTCTTTCATCTTATTAAATTGTTTCTTTACCGACATCAAAACAATCGCAACTCCTACTGCCAGGGCTGCTGCGACCATTCCAAATTCAACCCACGAACCAAAAATGTCCATGTACAAAACACGGTTGTCTACTTCTGTCAACTGTTCTATGATAATTGAATCATCCACCTGCATAGACATCTTTACTCCCTTGTGCTGCGGCAGACCCACATGAAA